TAAATATAACTTTTACATTTGCACTTAATGGTGCTCTTAAAAAACTTCTTTGAGGTATTTTAGCTTCAGGTGAACCATATTCATGTACTGCACCAATTTCAGCTAAAGTATCAAGTGTACCATCATGGTTTTTATTCTTGTTTGCTGGTATACCTACTACTACTTCTTGTTTAGATAGCTTCTCTAATTCTTTAGTATATTTACTTACTTCTTTTAAATAAGCTTCATTACTAGCCAATTAAAGGTCTACCTATACAGTTTTTTCTTAAATCTAAATATCGTACACCATAAGTAGTACCAGTGTAAAAATCATCATTAGGGTTTGTTCTACTGGTATTAGCATAAGATACGCTAACATCTCCAACTGATTCACTAGCTACCCCTTTTATAGTTGATGAATCGCCATCTGTGCTTTGTGTACCAACTGTTAATAAGTGAGCTGTTAGATAAGTTATCATCAAATCACTATTAGGACAATTAGCATTAACTGTAGTAGTTGCATCTTCTATAAAGAGTTCTATTCTTGCATCATCAACAGAATTAAACTCAGGGAATCTTACTTTAAAATTAGTTGGAGTTGTAGTTACCATAATTAGTCTTCTGAACCTTCATCATCTTTTAAAGCTTCTACTATTTTATTAGCTAAACTTGTTTCTTTACTGTTTGATTTAAATTCTACTTCTAACTCTTCACAAAAAGCTTTTAACTCAGGTATTGTATAAGCATCTTTTAACTCATCTATTGACATAGTCATCCATGCGTCATCTGAACCTTTTTGAAGTTCTTTAATTGTAGATAAAGCTTGTTGTAATTGTAGATTAAGTGTATCATAATCTTCTTGTATTTTAACCATAGATGCATCAGCAGTATTAGCCACTTTTTTAGCTTCATCTTTTACATTAACTTCTCTAATAAGACCAACTCTTAAAGCACTTTTTAGTTTTCTTTTTTGTATTTCATGTAATTCAGGAACTATAAAAATACCATCTTCACAATCTACATCTTTAATAACTAAACCACGACCTAACCCAACTGGATTAGTCGCTAATTTTCTATATTGTGTGCCTTTTTTCATTTTACACTCCTGTTAGGATATAACCTGAAGCATTCTCAATAACATCAAGACCACCTACTCTAAACATAGATTCTACATAAGAATTAAAACCTTTTTGATAGATGTTAGATACTTGTAACGGCAATGGGATTCTTATTATCATAGCTCTTGCATCTGAACTATATGCATTAAGTACTTTTGTACCACCTACATCACCAGCTCTAAATGTAATAACGAAAGTAATATTAAAATCACGCTCTGCTGCTTCTTTAACTGTACCAACACCACCAGTAGTATCAATATATGTACTAGTAATAATATTATAAGTAAGTGGATCAATAGCAATTTTATCACAACTAAATACTGGATCATTAGAAACAGCACCTCTTTGAGCATTTACTAAATCTTTTATTTCACCATATTGTTGTAAACCAGTTAAGTTATTGAATGTATTAGCAGAAGCAGTAGAAGTAAATCCACTCCAGTTTAAAAGACCTTCAATATTATCAGTACCTACATAACCAGTTTTATCTATTAGTTGATTATATTTAGTGTTATGAGCACCAAGTAAATCACCTACTATATTTTGATTAGCTGATTGAGCTTGTAGCATCTCAATTTCAGTCCAATCGGACTCTGCTTTTTTCATAATAACAGGAATAGTATCAGACTGTGTAGATAATGAAATCTTACCATCTGTATTAGTTGAATTACCAGCAGTAGCAAAATCACCATTAATTCCTCTTTTTAGCTTAGTAATAAACTCAGCTGTGCCACCCTCATTATTAACACCAATACCTGACTGACTAAGTAAAGTAAGTTCTGCAAATTGTTGTTGATAAATCGTTGTAGAAATATGCTCTAACTGTCTAGGTAATAAAATACCAGCAGCACCATCAAAAGTTTTAGCAGCAACAACAGCCGCATCAAAACTATACATATTATATAAATTTTTTACTTTAATTTTCATCTTTTAATTCCTTATTTTATTAAACTGAAGTAATAACGATAGCATCTGTTGGATAAATATTACCCGCTAATTCTGCCCATCCATATATTGTACCAGCACCACCATTATTAAGTGTTAGTACTGCTTCACCTGTTGCATCAGTAATAACTAAATACTCTGCATTAGCTGTAACAGCTTCTTTAGATGTACCAGTATCAATTGTTATACCTGTTATTGCATCCACACCAAAATCATCAGCAGTACCTACCCACACTCTAAATAGTATGTTTTCTGCTAGATCAGAACCATCAATAGCTTTAGCTTGTAATGTTAATGTAGCTGTACCATCAGTTTCATCAACTACTGTAACTTCTAAACTAGATGCAGCAATAGCTGTAAGTGCGTTTTCAACACCCATCATTAAACGAATTTCCCATACATCAGTTTTAATTTCTTTCCAAAATATAGCACCAGGAACTTCTAGTTTTGTATTATCATCCGTTGCTTTACCAACATCCGAACCACTTGCATTAATTGCATAAACTTGACCATATTTTACAGGTGTATCACCAGTTACAACATCTACAGTTGCGTAACCAAAGTTAATTAGTTCAGCTATATCATCTTCAGTATCATAAACTACTTTGTTCATGTCACCTGTTAAATTACGCTTTACAATACCAGCTAGTACAGGTGTTGCAGAACCATCTAGGTTATCTAGTGACCCAGCATCATATTTAGCAAATCTACCTACTAGTAAACCACTTTCAAAAATAGTAAAACCATCCGTATTATTAACATGACCCGCTATAACTTCACCACCATCTAAACCTTGTGCATCTTCCAGCACTGCATTATCAAAACCTGACATCTTATTCTCCTTATCCTATTTCTTTTTCACTGATAGCATCATAGTCTACTGTTTTACCAGCACCCTTATACTCACCACCAACTTTATCAAAACTTGCTTGAGCATCATCAGCTCTAGTTTGTTTATCATTTAACTCTACTTTCTTAATTTCAATAGCCGCATCTAAATAAGTTTCAGATTTACCATCTATATTCATATCAAAAGATTTAACAATAGCTTGTTTAATTGCTAGATCAGTATCAGTAGGTTTTACTTCTACTTTAAAAGAACCAGCCATATCAATTAAAGCTAATTTAGCTGCAACAGCACCACCTAATTGACCTTTTGAGTCATTTAAATTTTTTGCTAATTTAGCTTTATCAACATTTAAAGTATCTACTGTAGCTTGGAGTTTATCCATTGATTTAGTATTCTCTTCTTCTACTTTACCAGCATCTTCTTCAGCTGTTTTATTAGCTTCTTGAAGTCTTGTTAATTCAGCACCAACTTCTTCAGGTACTTCATACTCTACACCATTAATCGTAATTTTCATCTCACCATCTCCTTGTTTTTTTATTGGACTTGCTATTATACCATTATCTAGTATTAATTTGCAAATACCACCACATCTACCCGCATCCACAACAGCAACATGATTAGCTCTTATCCTTGTTTGGACATAACTATATGCTTCTCCATTGTGTATACCTTCTCTTGGAACTAATATATTTTCATATCCTACTGATAATTCCTTCTTACCATCTTTAATAGATTTTAACAAGTTTTTATCAGTAATTACTAGCTTGGTTTTTAATCCAGTTTCACCATCTTCTAATTGTACCACATTTACAGTAGAAATACTACCTTTATGATATTTGTTGAAGTTATCTATGTTTACCATCTCCATTGGATGATTATCTGTCATAGGTGAGTTAGTAAAGCTATTTACACTTTTTTCATGTGTAACTTCTTCTTCAGGTCTAAATACTCCTACTACTTCATTACCTTCATCACCTAACTCACTAGCTAAATACTTTTGTACTCCAGTTCTAGCTATAATAGCCTCTACATGTAAAAAACCAGTATCTTCATCTATATTACTTTCAAAAGAAACAGCAGCATCTTTCATACCTACTATAATATTACCATCTAATACACTTGTAGCTATTGCATGTGCTTGTTCTTCTGTTTTACCTTCAGCTATTAGTTTTTTAATTAACTTATCTTTTTTCTTAGGCATCTAATTACTCCTTATTTAATTCATTTAATTTTAAATCTTCAAATAGTTTACGCTTTTGTATTTTATTAAAAGTGAAAAATCTATATGTACCTTTACTTTTAACTTTAATACCATACCAAGTTTTAATAATAACAGGCGGGTTTTTAAATCTATAAGTGCGGTTTACCATTAATATATTATCATAGAATGAATGTTCTTTTATATGTATCATCTTTTTATCACCTTTATATAATTATATGACCTTGAGCTTTAACTCTTACTGATTCTAAAGCTAATAGATTATCTTGTACTAAAAATTCTAAGTAATCACCATTTACACCTGATAAAAGAGGTACAGCACCTGATCTTACTTTTAAACTAACTTGAGCTTTCGTAGCATGAAAACCCCCACCAGCTTTATCTGTATATTCTAAATTACCAAAATCTAAGGCAAAATCTCCATTAGTTTTCCAGTTAGAATTTGTTCTATATTGATCAGTTAAACCATTATAACCCCTAAAAGTTATCCCATTTAGTAAGGGTGATATATCACCAAATAAACTATCATCACCTGTAGAGCTATGTATCATACTAATAGTAAGACTTACAACATACCATTGTTGGTTTTTATCAGGTATTAACTTAAATGAAATAGGATTACCTATTGTACCTGATACTGACATTTCAAAATTTACCACTTCTATAGTAGTACCAATATCAAAATTAAAATCTAATTGTCTATCAAGCGTTAATACATCATCCACTATTGTTATAATTGTAGGAAATGTAGGTTCTATTATATTATTTTCTATTTGTATATTATCACCTACAGTAAAAACAGCTGCATTTACAACAGTTATACTTATATCTCCACTTACTGAAGCAATAGCTAGTGTAGTATTTACATCTGTATGTTCATGAAAAAATTCATTAAAAGATACATTATATACATCAGCATCATATATAGGTAAAGCTCCTTTGAATATGTCTACTTTTTCAATAGATACAGCATTACCTTTATCTTTAATACTAAGAGTTGCAATAGTATCTAAAGCTCTTGCATAATATTTATATTCAGCATTTAATCTAGTAGAAGTATTTATAAAATATCTGTCTAATTTTGTACCTGTATCATTATTAGAACTATCTATAATAGCTGCACCTGAAGTATCTATTAGTATTTCTAAAGTTTTAGTATGTTCATAAGGTAAATAAAATTCTATACCAGTTTCAGCTTCAAAATTAGCCAATATAAGAGTAGTTATATCTAACCATGTTGTAGTTAAAGGTATATTCAAAGGTATTAAAGCCATCTTATTACTCCACTATTGGTACTGCAACACATCTGCAGTTTATTTCTTGTCCGGGTTGTATTGTATTACCATCACAACTACTATACAATCCTTCAGCTATATTATACTCTTTACCATCTCGTATAGCATGACATGGTCTAGTTCTACTATCATTAGTAGCATCCCATACAGCTTTTTTAATACCTAAATTAGTTAATCTTTTATTAGTTATTTGAGAATTTAATTTAGC